CGGTGGCGTCGGTGCAGACAGCCTGCCAGGAAGAATAGCCGCTTGTCCGCGACTGTAGCGTGCTGGACCAACTGCCTACAGCGCCAGATTGTTTGGTCCACTTGAGGGCGGTCAGGGCGTTCTGCAGGTCTACCCAGATCCACGGGCCGATGATGTCGTCGGCTTGCATCCGGCCGTAGCTGAACATTGGATCGTTCAGATCGGTCCAGTCGTCAGCGGGCGGGGTGCCGGACGGGTCCCAGGCGGTGGCCCGGCGGAAGCCGCTCGAATGAAGATCTGCAGCCGATCGGAACGAGGACAAGGTGAACATGGGGAAGGCGGTCTCACCATCGAAGTCGCCGGGATTGGTCTCCTGGGTGTGGTCGACGAACGACGTGCAGTAGGTCTCGACCCATTCCTGAAGAGCGTACCAGAAGGACTTGGCCTGGATGTCGTCGCCGGCGGCAACGAGTGTCAGCGCGGACTGGCCAAGGGCCTGGGCGCGCTCTGAGACGCCGCCGACTATCTCGTTGAGAACATCCTCGTGGGTGATGTCGGCCGAGCTGTCGATTGTGGTGAAGTTGGCCATCAGTCGTGGGCTCGCAACCAGCCGGGCTTCACCTCCAGGACCCCGGCATTGTCCTGGGCGATCATGACTTTGTGCTCCTCCCAATCCGAATGCGAGGGCTGGAGCTTGATGCGGGTGTCGGCGTTGCCGGTGGCGGGGTCGTAGTAGGTTATCGTCATATCCGTATCTTCGCCGTCAATCGCGCCTCCGTAGTATTGGGGTACATCTCCGCCCAGGGGAACGGCAGCGGCGCCATCGTTGCCGTTGCCGGTCTGCCTCGCGCCGTGGCTCTTGGGAAGTTTGCGGTGGCGTATCTTGCGTAGCAGCTCGCGCAGATCCGGGCGATGCGTAAGGGGCGGGCCAAGGGTCAACACGGTTATGCCGGTGGCCACATTCTCGCTCACGCGTTGAACGAGGGCATCCATGGTCTCCCATTCGGTGCGGCCGCCTGAGAGATTGAGGCGGTAGCCGGGGTATAGGCCCGAGTCGCACTCGGCATTGACCAGGCGCACCTGGCCGTCGTAATGCAGGGTGCTCCACGCGCTGTAGAGCTTCGTGGCCAGATCCGTGGGCTTGGGCTCGGCCAGGTCGGTATACTCCAGCTTGCGGTACCAGCGTGTCTCGGCGTCGGTGGCTGTGACGCGAACGGTTATGTCCTTGTCTTTCCTCTCCCCTACGGCATCCCCGTTCGCGTTGCGCCGCTGAATCGCCAAGCGGGCAGTTACGGTGCATGCTTCGGATTGTATGGCCCCGCCCCCGGCGCCGGTCATCCAGCTCTGGATGGTGCCTTCGGACAGGATGCGGTCGAGGGCGCTGGTGCGCGCCCCGTTGGTGATGGTCATGTCGGCATTGGCGATGCCGCCCAGCTCCGGGAGCACGGTTTTCCACCATGCCTTGTCGTTGAGGTCTTCGGCGGCCGGGGCGCCGGAGGTGGGCCAGTCGGTAGTCTCGATCTTCTGCACGAGATAGTGGTCGTGCTGGCCGGCAAGCTCGATGGTCAGGATGACGGCCTCGATGTCGGTGATGTCCCCGGCGGTCTCCGTATCAATCGACTCGTAATAGCCGTCGCCACCCGGCAGGCCGGTTACCCACGATCGCGTGCGATAGATGACGCGGACGCCGGGGACCTGCAGATCGTAGCGCGGCCGGATGGGGGCGACGGCCTCGACGGTGGAATCGGCCGCGCCGATGGTTAGAGTGGTTGTCGGCAGATTCGAGCCGCGTCGGCATCGGAACGTGGGCGGGGTTGTGCTGTAGTCAAACCAACAGACGGCGTCCGGAGAATAGCGCAGCATCTTGAGGATGACCTCGGCGCAGGTGATATCTGTGCATTCTTCCCAGGGAACTTCGAGGTCGGGGTCGATAGCGCCGATCTGCATGGGCTCGGTACCGGGGCCGGCCATGTTGACGTAGGCATCGATGGCGCACTGCACGGCGGCTTCGATCTGCTCGCCGGTATCAATGCGGTCGCCGTTAGCCTCCTGCCCGAGTATTACACTGGTGGTTTCGACGTCCTGCAGGCCGCTGCCGGCGATATAGATCTTGCTGGTCTGCGTGTAGAGAGCCTTGAGCCAGTACCACGGGCCGAACACCTCGTAGGACACGCGCTCGGCCGACGGCTCGCCCGACCGCCCAGGCAGGCGCACCATGCCGAAGAACCACGTCGTGTCGTCCTTCTGGATGGTAACGGTGGACTTGTCAGGGAACAGCGCATCTGCAAACGCATTGCCGGGAGCGTCGAACGTGACGAGATCGGCCGACTGGTTATTGAGCACGCGGCGGAGATTGTCCAGGCCGAGCTCGGAGAGCTCGGTGTACGTGGTCACGGAACCGGAGCTGCATTTGATAGTCCAGGTGCTCATACGTCGCGGTTATCCACGGCCTGCTCGAGCTGAGCCAAGCGGCCTTTGAGATTGGCGATTTCCTGGGCGCGGGCGTTTTCGATATGGGCGATCCGGGCGAACACGTCCTTGAGATCCTGCAGCTCCTGCTGGTGGACGCCCTCGAGGCGTTCGAGCTCGCGCCGGTAGGCGAACGACTGCTTGCTGTACTTGCGGCCGCCGGCAACGCCGCTTTCCCGGAATCGGTCGACCGCGGCGCCGGCAGCGGTGGCCTCGGCTTCTTCGCGCTCGAGATCCTCCTGCAGGGCGCCCATGCGGCCCTTGCCGCGTTCGTCGTCGCGGGCGGCGCGTTCCTCGGCGCGAAGCTGATCCTTAACGCTCTTGGCCTCGTCACGCAGGCGGCGCTGGCGATCCTTCTCGCGCTGATCGGCCTCGCGCCGGTTGGCGGTTGTGACGCCCGCCTCGGTGCGTGCGCCGATCGCCTGACGGCGGACGCCGGAAATCTGCTCGGCGGCTTCGAGCTCCGCACGCGCCTGGGTGGCCATTTCTTCCAGGTCGCGCGCACGGGTATGGGCTTCCTCCAACTCCCTGGCGGCTTTGTTGCGGCGGGACATGACAACAGCATTGCCGGGCTGCCCCTGGGCCGCAGCAATCGCGGCGTCGTGCTCCTCGGCGGCGTCGCGCAAGCGCTCCTGGGCGGCGGCCTCGGCCTGGGTGATCTGGGCCACACGCTTGCGCTGTTCGGCCAGGGCACGGGCAATCTGTTCTTCCTCGGCGGCCTGCGCGAGGGCCAGCTTGCGGCGCTGGCCTTCCTCCTTGCTCATCTTGCCCTGGGCCACATCGCGGTCGACCTCGGCCTTGGCCAGCTCGAGTTGCGCGCGGGACAGGGCATCGATGCGCTGATTCGCGGCGTCGGCCGCGGCGGCGGCCTCTTCGAGGTTCTTCGCCAGGGCGGCCGCGTTGCCGGGCAGATCGCCGAGGTTCTTCTTCGCCATGGCATCGAGTTGCGCAATGACCATGGCCGCGTCGCCGTGGAGCCCCTGGAACTCGACGCGGGCCTCGCCGGTGCGTGCGCTGACCTTGGGGAACCATGCCTCGACGGCACGCAGCCCGCCTTCGAGATCGGCGATGAAGTTGCGGACCGCGGGGAATTCACCGGCCCACGACCCGAACGCCTGCTTGGCATCTCCGGCGGCATTGCGGACGCCCTGCATGGCGCCTGCAAGGGTCTTGCCGGCGGCCTCGGCGGTATCGCCGAACTGCCCCTGGAGGACAGCGAGGATCTCGCGCTGCGCCTCGAGCTTGCGGCCGGACTCGACCAGGGAGCGGATCATGTCCATCTGCGCCTGGGTAAACGACACGCCGGAGCGGCGCAGATACGTGAGCTGCGTTACGGGGTCCTCGAGGGCTTTGCCGAGCTGCAGGGCGGCCTGGGCGGCATCGCCGAATATGGCGCCCATGTTGACGGCCACCTTGAGGGTGCCCTCGAAAATCTCCGGGTCGGATATGCCCTTGAACGTGAGCAGGAGATTCTGAGCGCGCTCGATCTGCTCGTCGGCAACCTTGGTGAGCTCCGACATCGCGGAGCGCATCTCCTCGAGCTGACCGGCGCTGAGCCCGGCCGCGGCGCCGGTGGCCTCGATCAAAGCCACCTGCTGAGCGTCGAGCACCTGCTGCTCGCCGGCGGCCTCCATGGCCTCGGTGGTTGCCTCGACGGCGGCCTTGACGCCCTTCCACGCCGCGGCCACGGCAATGATGGCGGGAGCAATGGCCAGAGCCTGCTGCGCCATACTGCCCAGGGACTCATCGCCGGCGGCGCCGGCGTCCTCGACGGTCTGTCCGGCGTCTTCGCCCTCCCGCTTGACATCGTTGAGAGCGTCTTCGGTTTCTCTGGCGCCTTTGGTATCGGCGCGAGTGAGGAGCTTGATCAGCAGTTCTTTGGCTGTCGGCATGTCAATTCTCCCTGGCGGCCAGGCGCTCTATAAAGGAAACAACCGGCGGTTCGATTCCGGCCCACAGCTCGTCGTCGCTCGGCAGAACGGAGGGGTCGGCCTTCTGGACGGCCTGCCGCCGGAGCCAGTACATGATGCGGATGCGGCCGCCTTCCCTGCGGGCCAGGAAGCCGCGGGCCTTGGCGCCGCCGAAGCCGGTCTTCTGGCGGACAGGGAAAAGGTCGTCGAACTCGCGGGCGGTCTTGCCCTCGGCCTCCGGACGCGCCGGGATTGCCAGCATCTTGCGGCGGCGCGGGCGGATGGTGCCGCCGTAATAGCGTTGAGCAATGCCCTCGTGGGGAATCGCTACGCGGGCGCCGTAGCCCATTACCCGGTAGTTTGTCTTGCGGGCGGCGCGGCCGTAGAAATGAAACGGCACGTGGGAACGGTGGCGTGCGCGGTCGAGCGCCAGGAGATGGCGCTTGACGACATTGCGCCCGGCGCGGCCGACTACATGGCGGACCTCGGGAGACTTCAAGCCGTCGACCAGGCGGCGCACGGTCGGGGTTACTTCGTCTTTGAGGATCTGGACTTCAAGAGACATTTTGAACAAAAGGAAACAAAGTTAACTAAGAAAGAAAACGGAATGCGCCGTCGGCGAACTCGACCTGGGGTCCGAGGCTCTTGAGCAGCGCTTCGAACAGTTTGCCCTGGCGTTCCACGGGGCTTGCCGCCTCGAGGCCCTCGTTGAACGGGCGCTCCTGGGGCGCAATCTGCGTGTCGCGATCGATCAAGCCGAAATCGACGGCCTCGTCGCGGTCGACGTCGGCGATATCCATCCCGGAGTTGAAATCGAACGGCGGGTACGGCAGCCCGAATGCCGAGACGCGAATCCAGATAGGATCGTTCTTGAGGGCGATCATCCGCCCGCCGCCGTAGAACTGCCCGCCGGCGTCGCGCCAGCGGCTGACCCAATCGCGCGGTTCCTTGCGGCCCTCGGCGCGGTAAAGCTCCTGGGCGGGCCACTGGTCGAGAATGGCTTCGTTCTGGCCCTGAATCCAGTTGCCATAACCGGCGGACATCTTCTCCTGGGTATCGATGATCAGGTTGAGCCTGGCGTCGCTGGAGAGGTCCTTCAGGCTGCCGGGTTTGACGCCGGCAGCCTCGGGGTTGTAGCCGATCGACCGCAGTGATTCCTTGAGGCGCGCGCGGACCTCGGTGGGGTTGAGGATGTCCTCACCGTAGAACTTGCCGCCCGCGGCCAGCTCCCCCACCAGGGACTGCATGCGCCCCAGGTACCAGGCGTTGGTTGTGCGCGCCGAGAAGAACGCGCGCGCCCGGATCTCCGGGGCAATCCGCCGGAGCTCGAAGGTGGAAGCTTCCGTGGGCAGAATGGCTTTGAGCTCGATCGACTCGAGGGCTTCTTCGAACGGCAATGGAGAGGCAAAGATCATTCGCTCGGTTGCGTGTACTCGACATTGACCGGGGCGGTGTTGCCCTCGATAACGGTGGTGTTGCCGGCGGCGCCGTCGTCGCCAACATCGTAGGTGACGTTTACCTCGGCGGTGTTGTCGCGCACGATCGTGACGTTGCCGTACTCGGGCGGCACGGGGATCTCGCTGGAGCGATCGCTGCCCGATGACGAATCGTCGCGCAGGCCGAGGGCCTCGGCGATGCCCTTGAGATCGTCGTCCAGCTCGCCCTGGGCGGCCCGGATGCCGGCAACGGAGCCGAGGACGCCGAACAGGGTGCGCCACGGATGCGCGGACACGCTGCGCCAGGTGGCCTTGGCGGACTCGGCGGCGGCCACGTCGGGCTTGCGCCACCAGGAGGCGGCTGCGACCTTATCCAAGCCGGCCAGCTCGGCCAGGTCGATAGCCACCTGGCCGCCTTCGGGCGTCGCGGAGATCTCCACGGCGCCCTCCTCCTGGGCCGGGGAGATTGGGACTGAACAGAAGGTAACGAAGGAAACTAAGAGAGAGATGAGAGTGAGATGCTTCATTTCGGTGTCTCCTTTTCTGCAGCGATCGCCGAGACGGCGTCCGTGCGGTTGGTTGTGTTGGACCCCAGGACCTTGGCCAGGTCCTGCAGGATGGCTTTGACGGCGGCCTTGAGCTCCTCCAGGTCGCGGGCCGGGTCGATCTTTTTGGCGATCTCCTCGGCCGAGAGCGTCTTGGCCAAGTCGACCTGCGCATCGAGGGCGGCCAGGCGCGCCTCCTCGGCTTTGGCTTCCGCCAGCCGGCGGGCAACGGCCGGATGATCCTGGGCGGAGCGGCCGGCTTGGGTATGGGAGATGGGAATTGCACAGAAGGTAACGAAGAGAACTAAGAGAAGAGAGATATGTTTCATGGTGTCCTCCTGCTAATCGTCGTATCCCTGCCCTACGGTGATAATGCGGATATCGTCCATGTTGTTGTGTGTGGTGATCTTCCAGACAAGGGAGGTTGAAGCGCCGGTGTAGTTGGTGCTCCCCGCCCACCAGCGGTATGCCAGGCTCTCCTTGTAGACGACGCCCTCGTCGGCCAGGGTTACCTGATCCCAGGTGGACCCGCCGTCGCTGGAGATGTAGCCCTTGATGTCGGTGTTCAGAGTGGTCGTTGTATTGGTGAGGCCCATGATCCGCAGCGAGCCGGTCGAGGGCGCCGCGTCGACATAGTACGGCAGGCTGATCATGGTGAGGTTGCCGCCGAGGTCTCGCGTGGGGTGGTTGGTTGTACCGGTGCCGGAGTTGTAGATCTGCGAGATTTCGCCGGGCAGGAGCGCGTCGGAATAGAAGCGAATGTCGTCCATCCACATATCGCCTTTATCTCGCGATCGCGGGGGAACACCGTCCGCGTGGTAGTATGTTCCGAAGTAGAGGACCGGCATGTCCGCGTCGTAATTATCAAGATCCATTGCGGAGATATCGATAACGTCGACAGAGACGGCATTGGAGTACCACGTAACTGTCTCTGCTGCCTCATCAACAACGGCGGCAATATGGACCCATGGTGTGAGGCCATCGCCAAAGATCACAGATCCTGCTGTCTCATGCGCCTGCTGATTGTTAGATTCATGTAACGTCCCGATCGCGCCCGCCGTAGACGAGTACAGACGCCACTGCTCATCAGCATTCTTGCGCCCGCCCGTGAATGCCCCTGCGTGACTTGGCCGGCCGTCTTCCATTTTGACCCAGAACGCAAACGTGTGGGAATTGCGGAACTGGTTGATGTGATTCGACGGGCACTTGATCGAGTAGCCCGCGTCGTCGCCATCGGTACAGTCGAGGAACAGCGAGCCGCCAAGTTTGCCTGATTGTGCCATGCTTACTGTTTGGGTCGCATACTCAGAATCGGCGGCGGTCTGAAACCGAAACTCGCAGTGCTGACCGCTACGGCCCTTATTGGTCACGACGCTGGTCGTGTTGGAGTCGTTGCAGGGCAGGTGGATGTGGCAGTCCCAATAAAGAGAAGTGTTGGCGTAGGAGCTATAGATGTAATCCCCGCCGCTGTCGTGATAGAGGTTGGAGCAGCTCGCGTGCGCCAGCGAGCCGGTGTCGCTGAACTCGTAGATAACGGAGCGCTTGAGGGCGTAGCGCTCGGCGTCTTGCTCCATCGCAATCCACATGGCCAGGGCAATCAGGTCCTGGTCCTGCCCGGCGTTGTCGGCGGCCAGATCGGCAATGTCGGCGTCGTTGGCGGTGAGCTGCGATTGCAGGCTGTCGGACGTGCTCTTGAGTGTCACGGCCTCGCCGTTCACAAGCAGGTTCGAGCCGGTGCCGCCGGCGCCGAGATTGAGCGTACCGATCTTGACGGAGTTGCTCGAGACCACGACCTTGTCGAACACGCCTGTGGTGGCCTGCACCTTGTACCAGTTGGTGAGAGCATTGCCGCCGCCGTCCCAATCGCCAGTAGCGGGCAGGTGGCCGTCGCGCCACATATAGAGGTTGGTCTGGCCCTCGAGGGTATCGACACGGTTGGAGTTGCCGACCAGGTTAGTCTGGCTGGCGATGTTGTTTGCCTCGCGGAAGTCGGCGGCGGTCATGTTGGTGGGCGCGACGATCGCGTTGTTGGTGTCGACCATGACGGAGATCGCGGCCGAGGCCGGGAGGTTGGTGAGAGCCCCAAGAGAGATTGAACAGAAGGAAACAAAGGGAACGGAGATGGGAGAGAGAATTGAACAGAAGATAACGAAGGGAACGAAGACGGAACGAAGATGTTTCATGGTCAGCTCTCCCCGGCGCCGATTGCGAGGGCGCCGTTCTTGATGTAGATGGTGTGAAAGAGGCCGGTGTCGGGGTCGGCAAGCTGCAGCTCTCCGTCCTGGAGACGGTAGGCCGGGGTCGGGCTGGTGACGACGGCCAGGCCAAGCTGCGCGCCGTCCTCGACGACCGTCAGGTTGCAGCCGCCCCAGGTGATATAGTCGCCGCCGGTAGTAACACCGTGTACCACCAGCCAGAACGTGAGCTCGTTGTCGGCGGCGTCGGTCATGTCGAAGTTGAGATCCGCGGCGGAGAAGTCGAACTCGGCATGGCGTTGATCCTCGGCCAGGGTAAGCCACTCCTCTTCCGTCATGCCGGTGTCAAGGTCGCCGGGGGCAAGGTTCTTCTGAACCAGGGGCGCGCCGTCGCGGTCGCCGCCTTCGTGGATCTCGCAGGTCAGGGAGGCGATATTGGACAGGTCGTCGATGAACGTCCCGTTCCAATACAGGGCGACCTCCACCTGCAGGTCAACGCCGCGCCAGATCTTGGGAGCTTCGGCGCGCAGCAGGCAGGTGAGTTCATCGGTGGAGATGGCGTCGCACTGCAAACGCAACCGGTGGCGGGCAAGCGCTAAGGTCATGAGATGGCCCCTCCTGTAATCTGATAGCCAACGTGGACACTGACGCCCTGGTGCGAGACATCCGCGAGTGTCAGCACGCAGTTCGATACCGTTATACGGTACGTGTTGCGGTTGCCGGCCTGGGCGTAGACATAGAGAGTGTCTTCACGCACGAGATTGCGGATGTGCCGGAGCAACCAGCTCTCTGCAGATATCTCGCTGGCGAACTCCCGCCAGACACGGAACGAGATCTCGGTGCGGGCGTTCTTGCGGTTGTAGATCTTGGCGTTATCGGCCCGCAGGCGGTTGGCCACCTGGGCGTTGACGGCGCCGACTATGCGCAGATCGGTCGGGCCAATCCACTTGCCGGTACCGCGCTCGGAGCCGCCGTGGGCCAGGATGGTCTCGGGCTGCCCGGTGGCGGCGGTGTTTTTGATGATGATCTTCACCTAAGATTGCCCACAAATTGCACGAATGAACACGAATCAGGTTGCCACCTCGACGGCAAAGAGCGCCTGGGCCGCGCCGGTTGTAAAGCGGCGGATGCACTGCAGCACTACCTCGCCGGTACGAAGCGGCGTACCGAACACGAGAGATCCATCGACGATGTTGGCGTCGTAAAGCGTTACCTTCGGATATCCGGCGCCGGCGTCGGGGGTGGCAATCAGGTCGTCGGTGTTACTCAGGCGCGAGCCACGGGTTACACCGCTGCCCTGGACGGCCATCTTGGTGAGCCACTGGCTCTCGGAGATCCCCACGGGGATAAAGCGCGCCTGGACATCCACCGAGTCGATGTACTTGTCCAGGATCCCCGCGCGATCGGTGCGCCGCTCGGGGAAGTTGATATTGAACTGCACCTTAACGCCGTCTTCGGTTTCGATGGCATCCCAGGGCGAAGCCGCGCCCCAGGCAACGGAATAGGTCGAGACCTTGATGTCGGCGGGGTCAAAGGAGGTATCGGCAAACGCCTGGGCGGCAACGGCCGCGCGCTTGGCGGCGTCGCTCCAGGCGGTGTCGTCGGCGCCGACAGCCTGCATGGTGACCTGCCCGATCACCGGCCCGGACGCCGAGAGGTTAAGCTCCGGCATCTGGGTTACGGCGCCGGCGTAGAGCGTGACCTGCTGCCCGGCCAGCGTCTGGATCACTATGTCGGTGTCGGTGGCACCGAAGACGCTCGAGCCGCGCGTGGGGTTGGTGTAGGGCCACAGCACGCCGATATGCCCGGCGCTCCACTGCCCCGAGGGCGTATACGTGAGCTCCCACAGGAACGTATCGCGGATCTGCGCCACCGGCCCGAACATCGACGCCTGGATCGGCGTCAGCTTCAGGAGCGGGCGTTTGATGATGTCGCCCTCGGTGTAGATGACCTGAGAGTTAAACGTGATGATCGCCGGGCCGGCGATGATGTCTGAGCGTGCTACTGTCATGGTGTCCTCCTTATGAGCTCGGGGTTATTCCCCCCTGGATGTTGAAAGTGCAGTGATACGTTACGGTGGCGCCGTTGGGATTTTCCGCCAGGCGGATTGCCTCCGGGGCGCAGACAAAGATGGTCGTGAGCCCGTCGGGCTTGTAATGGTGCACGAGTTGGCAGATCTTGTGCGCGGCCTGCCGGGCGGTCTTGCCGGTACCGGAATCGCCGCGGTTGATCAGGGCGTTCTCGGCGACCTCTACGACATACTCGACCTCGTCGAAATACGGCCCGCGCATGTTGGGCTTGCGGCACCAGGCGCGGCCCATCATCACCAGGATACAGATCCCCACCCGCCCGACGGCAATCGAGATCTGCTTTTCGATATCGCCCTTGTCCTCCTGGACGATCGCGAAGTTCTCGAACCAGTCGTCGCCGGAGATCCTCGTGTAGAGGGCCGCCTGAGCAACTTCGAGTATGTCGGTGTCTGCCATGGTTACAGTTGCCGGTTGCTAGTTGCTGGTTTCTGGTTTCTTGGCCGCCTTCGGTGGCTTCGGCGTTTCCTTCCTGGCCGCGGCATCCTTCGCCTTCTGTGCCTCGGCCTTGGCGGCCAGGGCGGCACGCTCGCGATCCTGCTGCATCTGATCGGTGCACACATCCCGAATCACCAGTACATCGCCGAAGTCGGTGACGGAGTCGAAATACAAAGCGGCGTTCTGGAGCACGCCGATCGCCGCGAAGTTCTTGCCCTTGTCGAGCAACGCGCTCGGGGCCAGGTGGAGCTCTACGATCGTGTGCTTGCCGCGCTCGCGCGGAATGACCTTTACGGTCTTGTATCCGACGTCTTTCAGGGCCTTTTCAACGCTCTTGATCTGGTCTTGCATGGCGGGTGTCCTTTCGGGTCTGGGTTAGAGTCCTTCCATAGAATCTCGGGTTGCGCGGCGGGTCTCGGAGTTGGCCTGCTCGATGCCCAGGCCGGGGTCCGCGCCGGTGTCGGGGTTGTCGATCGCAAACTTGCACGAGGCAACCAGGCGCATAAGGGCAATAGCCTGGTCGTATTTCTTCTGCCGCTTCTCTTCCAGCTCGTAACCGGGGACACGGCCAATGATCTCGGCAATGGTCATGTCGCAGGCGGCGCGCATGAGGCGGTCGGGAATCTTCGTGGTGTCGGTATCCAGCTCGTTGCGGGCGCAGCCGGCAACGTAGCCGCGGACCTCGTCGGTTACCTGGGTAATCGAAACGGAGACGGGGTCCACTTGGCCGGCGGCCAGGGCCGCAGCACGCAGGGCTTCGAGTTCGTCGCCGCTGATGTGGGTGACAAGCTCGGCTTCGGTTATGGCACTCCAGGACATGGGATATCGTTCAATCCGTTGAAATCGTTAAAGGGCGGCCCGGCCGGGGCCGGGCCGCCGTGGGTTGGCTCAATAGAATTCGACAACACTGATGATCTCGGCGGTTGCCCAACTGGTGGGTGTATCGGTCTTTGTCGCCTGCAGCTCCAGCACGTCGCCGGCGCTCAGGGTCAAGAACTGATCCGCCCCTAGATCATACAGCGTGTCGCCTGTAACCTCCGTGTCGCTGGTCGACTTGGCCGAGCTGCACAGGTTGCTGGTGATCGTCAGGTTGGCAACCTGAAAGGCCCAGTTGGTCGTGGCGCTCGAGGCCGTCGTGGCCGTGTCGCTGACCAGGCCGATCGAGACGATCGTGCAGTCATACGGCGCCACGAAGATGTACTCCTGCTGATCGGCGTTGAAACCTTCGATGTCTTTTACGCAGACCTTCGTCTTGAGCGCCGTGTTGGCCTTTGCGGGTGTGACCTGCGCGTCGGCAATGTGCGCTGTGTCGATCGAGCCGTCGGTATAATGCTCGCTGTCGCAAGCGTCGTCGGCGAGCTTGGCGCCTGTCACGGCGTCCGCGCCGAGCTTGTTGGTGGTAACCGCGCCATCGACGAGGTTGGCCTCCCCGACGTTGTTGGTGAACGACTCCAGTGCCGCCAGGCGCGTTGCGGCATTGGCAGGGACATTCAGGTCCGCCCGAGCGGGCACGATGGCGGCCATCAGTATGGCCACAATCAGCACCACCAGGAAGAGGGTGAAGTACTTGGTCATTGTCTTTCCTCCTTGTTGAGGGTTTCTGTTTCGGGTCTGTTTCGATTCAAGCCTGGGGGCGGCGAACCGCCCCCAGGAGTCTATGTCCTTAGCTGACGGTGAACATGCGCACGCCGAGCGAGCTCGGGATCACGATGTTCGAGTAGTGCTCGACGGAAATGTCGATGAACTTCGCGTGCTCCTCGCGGTAGACGCGATAGCGGCCCGACTCGGTCGGGGTCCAGAACCGCTTGACGTTGGACGCGTCATCCTTCGACTGGTTCTGCTGCGCGAAGTACATCAGCACGTATGCGCCAACGATCTTCGACTTGGCGCTGGCACTGGACTGATAGCGCTCGCGGCTGATCAGTACACCGTCCACACCGAGCAGCTCGGCGAGCTGCGCGGGCGTGAGGCTGGCCGAGGCAAAGCCGCCGGCCGTATCCTGCGCCCGGTGCGAGAGTGCACGCTTCTGCCAGGCGCTCTCGCCGTAAACCACCAGGTTCGACGAGATCCCGCGCGCATCGCCGCCGGTGATCAGGTCGGCAATTACGTCCTGGTCGGGGTCCTTGCCCGCGGTTGTGTCCCAGGTCTTATTGCTGTTCGTGGCGGCGGCCACGACCAGGGCCACACCACGGCGCAGATCGTTGCGCCCCAGGCGCGCCAGCAGGCGGCCCACGGTGGCTTCTTCCTCGCCGGGGGTCATGTCGTCGCGGTCGAGCCGGACGGTCAGGCCCTTGTTGATCGTGCGCTCGGTGGCGCTTTCGCCGGGATATTCCACCCGCTTGAACGGCGAGCCGATCGCGCGGATGTCATCCGTCTCGGAGAGAAACGCCTTGGCGTTGAGCTTCTTCTTGTACTCGAAGCGGCGCGAGACCTGGATGCCCGGGAACATCGCGTCGATCGTGGCCCAGATATTCTCCGGGTCGGTCCAGCCCGTGGCATACGTGGTGAGAGGCTCCGAGAAATGAGCGGCGGTGAACCGCTCCTCGTTTGCCAGGCACACGACGCCGGGGTGGTTGTTCAGGGTGTCCTGCGGCAGGACCAGCCCCATGTCTGCGAGGGTCAACTTCTTCACTGTCTTTCCTCCTGTTGAGGGTTACTGTTTCAGGGTCTATGTCTGTCGGCTTACGCAACGACCAGGGCAATCGGGAAGCAGGGCTCCACTTCGATCTCGTCGCCATCGGTGCTTGCCGCGTTGAGCGCACGGCCCACGCAGTAGTAGGTGCCTGCCGCGGACGGCTCGTCCTGCACCTTGCCGCTGGCGGCGGTGTAGACGCGCTCCCCGGCGGTGATGGCCTCGGAGGCCACCATGAGCACCGTGTTGTGCGAGACGCCCAGGATTATGACGTTGGCCTCGCGCTCGGCCGCGGACGGCTCGTCGTTACAGACGCCCAGGGGGTCGTCGCTTGCGCCGTTGACGGCGATGTGGTCGGCATCGCTGCCGAACTTAACCAGCAGGTGCCGGTCGGTGAGAGCGGCGTCGGCCAGCTTCGTGATGCTGTCCTCGTGCGTGCCCTCTGCGATGTTTGCCAGCGACACCAGGCCGCTGAAGCGCAGTCCGAAGACCCACGCCAGGATGTTGAGAACCTTATTCTTCACTGTCTTCCTCCTGTGGTTTGTGTTGAGGCTCTCTTGCTTTGACGCGCCCCGGACCTCGGAGCGCCGATATCCGCGCACGGGCCGCGGCTAGCTGCCTTCTTCCTCCTCCCCGAACAGATCCGGGTGTTCGCGCTGCACGGCCATGTAGCAGTCGTGATAGTCGGCGCCGTGCCGCTCGGGATTCATGCGCTCGTTCACCAGGGCCAGGATCTTCTCCTGGTTGCTCTGGGTTTCGCCCTCGCGCTCGCCGAGTTCCTTGGTGACCGGCGTGGTCTTGATCGCCGGCCTGGCGTTGGCCAGCTCCTCTGCCTTGGCGTCGAAGTCTTCGGCGGCTTCCAGATCGCCAAGCCACTGCGCTTTCTGGGCCTGCGTGATGCGCCCGTCGGCCACGGCCTGGTTCACCAACAACTCGATGCGCGCCTTGCGCTCGGCCTTGAGCGATTCGGCGGACTCGGACTGGGCGGTCTGCGCTTCGGAGAGCTGCGTCTCGATCCCGGTCTTCTCGTTGGTCAGGGCTTCGACCTGCCCGTCGAGAACCCGGAGCACCACACCAAGACGCTCATCGAGCGGCGCCTCGTTGGGCACGGCCTGGTAGGCTGCGTCCTCGGCGTCCCATTTGGCGTCGATCGACTCTTTGAGCTTCTTCGCGGCTTCGATCAACTTTGTTACCGCAGAGACAACGCCGTCCTCGTTGGCGTCCTCGGCCCCGTCTTTGCCCAGGCCGAGAAGGGCAATCAACCGTTGCAGAAGGTCCATTCCTTCCTCCTCCTTCTTCTGATTAACCAAGGCGGCCACCGGCCACCTCGGACTGTTTGTGAGCCCGCAGCTTTGCAGCCACACGGGCTCGTAGATCTTCTGCCCGCTCTCGCGGCCGGCTTCGCGGCCCAGGAAGAACGGGCTGAACCATTTGTAGAACTTGTTCGCCAGCAGCTCGCGGCCGGCCTCGGACCAGTCGACCTTGAGCGCCAGGGCGTGATCGTGCGCGGCCAGGTCCTTGATCCACCCATACGCGCGGGAGTCGGTGGCCTCGTTGGCGAACGCCTTGTGGTCCGGGTGCGAGATGTAGAACGGCATGCCGCCGAAACGGCGGGTGATCTTGCCGCGCCAGGAGTTGAACAGCGCCACCATGCGGTCGGCGATCTGTCTGTTGAGCCGCTGGATGCCCTTGACCGTTCCGAGCTGATACGGTACGTCGCCATAGGGGACCTCGATCCAATCGCCATCGCCCAGAGTGAAGTCGTTTGCGCAGGGCACGAGCTCCTCGCAGCCCTCCAGGGGCGGCATTTCGGCCTCGTTGGCCAGCAGAACCAGTTCTTGTCGCTTCATCGCGTGTGCTCCTCTCTCAGAAGGTTTGTGCAAAACGCCGGAACTATGTTGCAAAACGGCGATCCCCCTTCCCCGCGGGTGTTGAGCCGCCTCGGGAGCCTCGATCGATTCTCGGGCCTCTCAGAGCGTCTTGCGGTCCCGGAAAGCGCGGGTCGAGGCGGCCGTCCTGGAGAAGGCAGATCGTTTCCCAGGCGGAAGTGGGCGTTACCTCGTCGTGGCGCGATCGCTCGCGCGTGGTGAGGGTGATGTCCGGGCACAGTATCCGGCTGACGACTTCGGAGCACACCACGCGGTTAGGGCTGCGCGGTACGTGCCAGCCGTACCGCTTACCGACCCGCTCGAACCACCACATGGCCAGGAGCTGCAGCTTGCCATAGCCCAGGTGGCCGACATGCGCCTGACAGACCCGGCGCTTGAGCTCGGATGTCTCCTGGCTGAGGTCCAGGCCCCGCCGGCTCCACCCGCGTCGGGGGTGTTGCTTTGCCCAGGCCGGGATCTTCTCCCAGGGCTTGGGGCCGGTGAAGCCCTCGTTGAACAAGGCCTCGTAGTAGACCTGCCGACCGTCGGCCAGGTCGAAGCCGATGCCCATGTGCGTCCAGCGGCCGATCACGCGGGCGATCAGGCGCGAGAGTTTGCCCTCGCCTCGCGTCCAGAACAGCCAGGCGCCGACAGCTTGGATCTCGGTCTTTGCCTCAGCCGGCATCGTCGGCCCCCTTTCTGGCGTGGGCGGCTTCGGCATAACCGTTGAGCAGCGCCGCGGCCATAAGGTCGTTGAGCACGTCGGCTGTCTCGGGATCTGCGTTCACCTGGGCAAGCAGCTCGGGCAGCTCGTCGTCGCGGAAGGCCCGCAGGGCGTTTGCCAGGTCTTCGGGGTCGGCGTCTTGTGCGTCGGCCTGGTTGTAGAGCGCGTTGAGGCGTTCTGCAACGGGCCTGAGAACGTGTTGCTGCGCCTCTGCAAGCTGCATGCGCGCGGCAGCCAGGAGCTGCCCGGCCGTGGAATTGTCGCGTGCGTTTGCCAAGCTAACGTTAGCCAGGGGCGCGGCCGGCTTTGCGGCGGCGCGTGCCAGGTCCTCGGCGGCGTCGGGCAGCGGCCGGCCGTAACGCTCGAGCAGATCGTTGATCGAAACCGGGCAACCGCTGTCGAGCAGGAACCGGTCGACTTCCAGG